TTGCAGGACCCATTGAGCGCAACAGACTCTTGATCTTCTTCACATAAGGGTTTTCAATTTCCACAGGCCGGGCATAGATAGGCTCAATCAACAACAAGCCCGGCACAGGATTGAATTTGACTCTGGCCAGTGGTTGTTTGACAGCGCCAGCATTCTCGTACATGGTATGTATGGCCACGCCAACTTCACTACTGGCGATTGCTGTGCCTAGTTTACTTTTTAACGGAATACGATATTCTACTGTGTTGGGTTTGAATTCCACATTGCCTGCTACCACAGGAGGTGTATCGGTATACAACAAATCACCTTTGACATAGCCACGGAAGTTGGCAGGGGTTGCGGCTTCTAGATAAGGCCAAATCTTTTGATACACTGGCAACAATGTTTTGACTCTGTTGGCCACATTGCCTTTGGCAGCGGCATTGGCATCACGTTGTGTCATGTTGGCCTCAATGGCTCTGGGACTAGTAAACAAACCATCGTAACCCACAGCCTCAAATCCCGATCCATCTGTGAGTACAAACTCCCCTGTTTCAGGCTTGCGGCCAAATATCACAGCAGGCATGCCATCCCATTTGACGCTTGCAGTCTTGGAATTTTCTTTGAACGCATCCACAATGGCCAGGGCTGTTTTGACACCGGCTGTGCCATTTCTAAATATGTAATCTTCCAGATGCTCAATGCCCTTGGCTTTGCCGCCCACAGGTGCGGCAGCAGGCATGGGTTCAGGAGCGGCTGCTTCTACCAGAGCATACATGCCTTGATTCACAATACGATCACGCAGACGTGCTAGGAAGTAAACGTCTCCGCTTTCTTCCAATTGTGTGGGTTCTTTAAGACCTTCTTTGGCCAAATACTCACGGAAGTCTTTTAATTTATTGTCACGATCTTTATCCTTGGCCAGGAACGAATAAATGCTTTCTACATTGCCCAAGTCTCCACGTGTGGCTTTGGGACCTAGAATGGCCTTGGCCACATAGTCAGGATCTTGACTCACAAGTTTGTTGTCTGTACGACTGAACATGCCATTGGCACCTATCTTAAGGCCCAGTTGTTTGGCAATGCTACTCATTAACACAGCACGGTGCATGCCTTTGTAGGCACTTGGCGTAGTTTGGTTGTAGTAGAATGTGCCCCAATCCAGGTTGGGGAAAAACATAAAGTCTGTTTGTACAAAGCCAAGATCGGGTCTGCCGGTAATGGGAGTACGCAGGTGAACCTCACCCGACTTTTTGACCCAGGTTCTAGGATCTTCGCCGTGGCTACGAGCCCAGGCTTCCAGTTTAGCGGCCAACTGCTCTTTGGAAATCTCGTTGGCATCTACTGCCAAATCCATGTCGCCCGATGTGGGTGCTTTGCCTGTTGAGCCCAACCAACGCTCACGTGGAAACTCTAGTCCAGTGAGTTGTTCCAGCCATGTTATTGTGCTGGGCACATCTGTTTGATTGATGCGTTGTGTGAGTGAGTTTCCGTCTGCATCTTTGAATACGTTGCCACCTTCTAGGAGTTTCATTGTACGTTAAATCCTAATGCCTGAAGATAATTTATAGTTTGTGCATCTTTTGAGGTAACTGCTGGCAATGCACCTGTAATGGCTTCAATGGCCGCCAATGTCTGAGGTGGTACTTGTGCCTGATTAATAATGATCTGTTGTGCGGCCTCTTTTGACTGTGCAATTGGTTTCTGTGCGGCAGGTTGCTGTGCGGCAGGTTGCTGTGCGGCAGGTTTTTGTCCAGCGGCTGGTTGTTTTACAGTTTGAGCCTTGTTGGTGGTAGTTGCTTGCGAACCTGCAGTCAATCCAGTTGCGGCTGTTTGAATCAGTTGTGTAAACAATTGCTTTTCAGTGGCAGGATCCAACGCTTCATTTAATTGTAGACTTTCAACTGTTGGTACAGTACCAACAGTTGGTGCGGTGCCACTGGCTGTTGGTACACCGCCGGCAGCGGCAGACCCTTTAAATCCACTAGGTGTAGTTGCTCCAAGTCCTTGTTTATTTTTAAGTTGTGTTTTGAGTTGCGCCGGGTTCGGTTGCTTTGGCGCACTAAGTTTTTTAATTATGGCCAATAGTTGATCTTTGTTGGTAAAGTTAGGAAGATATTGTCCTGCCAATAAATTCTTTTCCACCCAGGCCTGTAGTGTCTTTTGGTATCGGCCATCTGTACGATTGATAAAGGCGGCTTTTTGTGCAGGATCAGTAATGCTGTTTTCCAACTGTGTAGCAAATACTGTCCAGGCTTTTTGTGCTTTGTCTGCCATGGCTGTATATTTCTGGCCCATCTGTGCCTGCTGATAAGCCGTCTTTACTCCGCTGACGGCATTGCCTACACCTTGTCCGGCACCTCGAACTGCCGCAACACCTGCGCCAATTTTTCCAGCCACATTTTGTGCAAAGTCCAAGGGACCTTCATTTAATTGTTTTTGTGTTAATTCATGAATCTGCATGGGTACGTCTCACTGTTCTTTCAAAACGGCCGGCATCTCTAGTGCGAATAGCATTGAGCAATTTACGGGAGAGATTTTCTGCTTGCTCAGGCGGAAAAGCGGCGTCAATTTGTTCCAGCAGATTGATAGCACTGGCTATCACATTGCTTGCACGGCTCTCTATCACTAGATGGCGCTCACGCTCAACATACATTGAGTCTAATTCTTCTAACAAACTACGGGTGCGTTTTTGCATTTGCGTCAGTGGCCTTTGAGTTATTTATTTGAATCTGACCCGCACACATCATTACAAATAATCAATCTACCTGCTTCAAATGTTGGAATTGACCAGGTTTTTTCAATTGAGTCGAACCATGCAACACAGTGTTCTAAATTGTATTCCAGAGCATTATTTTGTTGCACTAAATCTCGAAACTGTGCGTTGGCAGCCTGATGGTAATTTCCTTTTCCGTAAGTTTTTGGGTTGAATCCCAAATAGCAACAAGGGTAAACATTTCCAGTGCTGGAAATGTATATGGATTTTTGTTTTTTGACTTGGCATTGAATACCTTTTGGGACTCGATCTAACACAATATCTTCTAAAAGTACTTGATCTTGTGTGCGTGATTTCCACAGCCGATCAAAATTGATTTCCACAGGGTTGCCTATGGTATGGGACAATTGTTGGTTTTTGTCAAATACTGGTGCTTGATTTCGTCCGTGGTCCAACAGTTGAAATTGTGCAAATCCCATCTGTTGACTAAGAAGTTTTGCTGTCGCTTGCTGATCCCTATTATGGGCAAAATCTATCATTTTCCAAATTGCATTGCCGCCGGCCTTGATAAAAGTTTGTGCATTTTGAATCACTGTTGAATATATCGTATTTTGTCTATATAAACTATGAGTTTTTTCCAAGCCATCAATACAAAAAAATATTTTGGTTTTCAAATTGGCCAAAGTTTTCCAAAAAGTACTATTTCTTGCGCCGGCATTAGTACTAATTGAAATTTCCAGATTTGGCGAGCAATCTCTAAAATAAGAAACAATATCAGTGGTTTCGGGATTCATTACAGCATCGCCAAAATTTCCATTTATGTATATTTCATCAAGTTGTTGCACGAATTCATGTTGAAATATTTTTTTAACCTCTGTAAGTGTCATATTGTGTTCTACATATCCATCATTAAATTCGTATCCATAAAAATTTCTAGGGCATAGCGGGCATGCCGCATTACACAAACTAGAAATTTCCAAATGCACATGACGGATGTCTTGAATTGTATACATTTTATGATTGTTTGATTTGTACTAGTAGTTGTTTTAACTTGGCACTTTGAACATCGGCGGAGATCTTGGGTGCTTCTAGATCAAAATCTTCTCGAGGCTTGGCACGTTCCCAAGGCGGATTGTCTTCGCCGCTTTCTTCTGTCGCTTTTACTTGACTTTTGGCCTTGATTGAATCCATGATACTGGGTTTGGCTCCGCCGCGGAAGTTGTCTTTTTCATCGCCGCCTTCATCTGTGATACGCATGGTTTCTATGTTGTATTCTAAATCGATCTTTTGTCCCACACCAGTTGAACTACGCGATTTCATACATTGGATCTGATACTTGCCACGCTCTTTCATGGCACGTGAAGTAAAGATACCAAACACGTTGTCTGCTGTATTAATCTTTGAAATGCCACCCGAAATGTGCGAGTGATCAAACTCTACTTCTTCCACGGCTGATCTGTTCAACTGTGACGCGGTAACCATTAGTACTGCCAGTTCTTTGGCTAAGTTACGTAATTCTTCTGAAACATACTTGTCTTTGACAAACAAGTCATTGGGTGAGACTTTGGCACTCACGGGCATCAACAAATCCAAATAGTCAATCATCACAAAGTCCACCTTTTTACCTGTTTGAATTTGATACTCTTTTAGGTATGCACGAATATCATTAATGTTGCTCTGCGCTGGCAAACTCTTGACTTGATAGTTACCCGACTTTTTGGCCACCAACTTGACCTTGAGTTCAGTTGTGTCCATGTCTCGGCGAATGTCTTTGGTGCTCATGTTGGTCAACATAGCATCAGTTCGCAAACTTGTAAGTTCTTCACTCAATTCTAATGTAATGTAAACGCCACTAAGTCCTTGTTGCAACCAGTTTAGTGCAATGTTCATCATCACAAGTGACTTACCCGATCCCGAACCGCCTGCAAAGATGTTGAGTTCTCCACGACTGAATCCACCATATAACAATCTGTCCAGTTGAGACCACCCTGTTGACACCTGTCCGCCTGAGTTGAAATATTTCTCAATACGAGACTTGGGATCAGCAAAGTAATCTGTGCCCATGTCTTTGGTAAGTGATATTTGTACTGCATCTTTGATGAGTTTTTCAACCGGTTCAAACTCGCCCTTTTCCAGCAAGTCTGCCGATTTCAAAATTGCACGTTCAAGTTCTTGTCGCCGAGTAAATGCTTCAAACTCACTCATGAACCAGTCAAAGTGTCCTTCGTTTAGATCTGGCACAGGTACAAGTTTTATACCGGTGGTGGCTGATATTTGTGTCCTGTCGGGCATGGTCTTGTGCTGATCTGTGTGTTCTTTAATGAACTCAGCCGCAGGTCTCAAACTTTTATCAAAGTTCTGTGGGTTGTAGATGTTTTGCACACGTACATAACTGGTGGCATCTTCCAACATCATTTCTAAAAATAATCGTTGCACATCAAGTCCGTATACTTTAAGCATGATTGATCCAATTTAATTTTGTCATTTTGGGCCTGATCACTTTATTGAACCAGTTGGCATTTCCTTCTGGTCCATGATGGCCATACCAAGCATACTGATCATAATCGCTGGGTTTGATTTGATCATGATAGTTAACCGAATAATATGTGTCATCAAAAACTATACATTCCGTCAATTGTTTTACGCGAATCATAATCTTACACCCAGCCGGCCAAAAATCTTGATACACTATAGGAGTTGATAAATTTGCAATTATAAATTTTGCATTTTTTCCTTTAAGAAATTGATGTAGTAAAAATATTTTTTCTAAACATTGAACATCATTCCATTCTGAATTAAATCTGTCAATTTTTTCTAGGTCATGCCCAAATTGTTCTTTGAAATTAAATCTTTGTGTATTTGACAAACAATCAATTGTTTGTGTACTTTGACTAAAATTCTTGTCAAACTCTCTTAGATGCCAGGTGGTTCTATAACTGTCACTATATGATACATATCTAATTAATGGAGGAACTCCTATCAAAAAATAATCTGAATCAAAATCAAAAGTCTCATTTAGTAAAATATGCATCACATGATCTAAAGAAAAACCAGGGTGACTGTAATTTTGAATTTGTTCAATCCCAAGTGACTGTGCAGCCAAACCCCAAAAACTGTCTTGGGGGCGAACACATATATCGGGAGTACTGTAACTGTCACCAAACACACAAAGTTTAACTGATTTTTTTAACAATTTGTCTCTTCCTAATCTCTATTTTAATTTTACTAGTTTCTTTTGCCTGCATAATAGTTAGCAAGGCTCCTAGTCTGCCTAGTTTTATCACAGCGTCGTTGACATCTTTACAACCAACAGGCCACTCGGGCATGCTCACAGCCCAACCCAGTTCCACAGCACGATCAATCAGTTCCATGCCGGGCAAGTCTTGATCTGGCACCACAACAACTTCCTTACCTAGACTGCGAATCAATCTTGCTTGTACATCACTAATGGTATTGTGCATCACAGCCAGGCCACCTATTGACAGTGCATCAAAGATACCTTCCATCACAAGCACATACTGCCAATCAGCATGTTGCAGATCTGTTCCAAACACATAACCCGGTTGTGAGTGATTGATGTACCGGGGTTGCTTGTTGTCTAAGAATCTAGCACACCACCCTACTACCCGGTCGTGATATGTGAACGGTACCAACACAAAAGGTCTTACCCAATGTACACCATCGTTTTTGATTGAAGTCATTATGGGAAAGTCTTCTGGCACATGACGCCTGCGGATGTAATCCCAGTACAACTGATGCTCAGGTGTGACCACTTCTGAGAATGGTGGGAAGTCATCCGACTCTTCAAACTCTATGGCACTGAGTGTATCAAACACTCGTTGCCGATCTTCTAGTATGCCATGTATGCTACGATGTCTGAGACTTTCGAGATTGAGCAAGTCAATCTCGTTGTCGGGCACACCCATCCAACTCAATAATCTTCGGGCTCGGAAACTCACAGTACGGCCTAGCACAAAACTGGCTGTGTAGGCACAGTTGAAGCAGTGATAACTCCAACCTGCCTCAGTTACCTTGATACCACCACGCCCACGCCGGTCCTGTGTGTTACCGTTGTGTGCGCAACATACTGCATTGAAACTCAGCCAGCCTTGTGGACTGGGTCGTCGTTTCGCAGGCAAATATTGCAGTATATCAAGCATTGCTACATTGTAGCAGAATCTATGGTAGAAATCAACTTGTCAGCAATCATTTTATGCCCAATCTCATTGGGATGACCTCCGGGCATGATCAGTTCCCGCTTTTGATTGCCCGGATGATCACGGAACCACATGGTAGTTGAAAATCCAGTCCAAATCTCTGTCGGAAGATCCAATTGATTGTCGGCTGGCATGATGTGAAACTGCATCATGGGTATGTGTTTTCTGGATGCTATACCATCAAAAAACAATAGAGTTTGCATGTGATTGAGTCTGGCCAATTCTGAACAATTGGTCAGCACCAATTGTTGTTTGACCATGGATCTAAAATTTTCTGGTACCACACTAGATCCATATTGTACCCAAGTAGAGTGTATGAACTTGTTCCAGGGCGGGTCATTGGCATAGTGATTGTGATTGGGGTTGTAAAAACTCAGGCGGTCTGAGTCAGTGTGACCCACAAGCA